ACGAGGGGGGCGCCCCCCTCACGATGCTCACCCACCACGGGGCCGACGACGACTCCACGCTGATCGTGGGCCGTCTCACCTCTCTGTCCCAACTCGAGGACGGCCGAGCCCGCTACACCGCCGACCTTGCGGACACCGAAGAGGCGCGCACCATCGCCGCCCTCGTGGACGACACCGACGGGCCCCCGTACCTGGACGGCGTCTCGATCCGCGGCGCGTGGGTCGGCAACGTTCGCCGGCAGCCGGGCCCGGACGGAGTCACGGTCGAGACCGCGGACGACTTGGAGCTCGACGGCTTGGACTTCACCAGGAAGCCCGGCGTTCCGGGCGCCCGAGTGGACACCTACACCCCCGAGGGTGCCAGCGCCCCGGCGGAGTCTGCGCCCGATGGCCGGGTGCTCATCACCGAGTCAGTACAGGAGGCGCTGGTGACCACGACCGTCACGGAAGCCGACGCGAAAGGCGACGACACCAAGCCGTACGGCGACGTCACCTACGCCGACCCCGGGTACCAGAAGGACAAGCAGAAGCGGTACCCCCTCGACACCAAGTCCCACGCCAAGTCGGCCTGGTCGTACATCAACCAGGCCGACAACGCCCGCCTCTACACGAGCGCGCAGCTGAAGCGGATCAAGCAGCGCATCGTGAAGTCACTCAAGGGCTTCGGCGTGCAGGTCGCCGCGCAGGAGGGCTGGCTGATCCAGCCCGCCGCGCAGGTCACCGAGGCGCTCGCGGAGTGCTGGGGCATGGACTCGACGGACGCCGGGAACCTGTACGTCTCCCTCACTAACGGGCCCACCACGGTCACCGTCTCGTCGTACAGCCTCGACCCCCACGACCTCGACGCCGTGGGCCGCGCGGCCATGGACGGCGCGTGCCAGGCGCTGGCCTGCATCGACCCGGACATGGACGCCGACGTCGACGTCCCGGGTGAGCCCGGCGACGACACGGTCACCGCGACCGCGGCCGGCGCCGCCTGCCCGTGCGGTTGCGGCTGCGCGATCCCCGACAGCCCGGGCGTCTGCCCATGTCAGTGCGGCGCGGGCGACTGCGTGCACTGCATGGGCGAGGACGACGACGCCATGGAAAGCGCCCCCGAGACCCCGGCCGCGGATGCTGCCGGTTCCGCCCTCACCGAGACCCCGGCACCGGACACTCCGGCCGCCGAATCCCTAACCCAGGAGGAGGAGCCCGCCATGGCGGAGTCCACCACCCCGGCGGCCGAGACCCCGGGCAGCACCGACGGTATCGATGCCCTCGGCGCGAAGATCGACAAGCTGAGTGACGCCCTCGCAGGGTTCGTCACCGCGATGACCACCCAGCCCGCCGCCCCCGTGGAGTCTGCGCCGGCCGAGCCGGTTGCCGAGGCTCAGCCCGCGGCCGCAGCGGTCACCGAGACCGAGGACCAGCGCATCGCGCGCCTCGTCTCCGAGGGCGTCGCCGCTGCGCTCCCGAAGGCGATCCAGGAGCACGTCGAGCAGACGGGCGGCCCGTCCCGTAAGGGCCTCGTCGCCCAGGTCGCCGAGAGCACCGCTGGGGGCACGGGCTCGTCCGGTCTGCCGGAGGGCTGGCCGCAGAAGCCGCTTCACCAGTACTCCGAGGAGGAGTGGCGGCAGTTCGCCGCTCCGAGCGCGGTCGGTGCGATCCTCGGCGCCCGCGGCGCGATCCCCGCGGAGTAACCACCGCTGCCTGTAAGGGCACTTCCCGTACTTCCTGACCGCCAGCCCGCAGGGTTGGTGCCGCTCGGCAGAGATGGTCGCCCAGCCCCACCCACCGCTCGTGGCGTGGGGCTTTCCCATACCCCCCTGCCGAGAGAGGCACGTTCGCAATGACTACTGGGGATCTTCGTGAGGCGCTGACTGCCGCTGGCGCAGCACCTCTCATCAACAAGATCATCGACCCGATGCTGCTGGAGTACCAGCGGCGCTACTCCCCTCTGACCCGCGCGATCCAGTCCCGCAAGTGGGACTCCACGGTCTACTACTTCAACCAGCGGACCGCTCGGTCTGCGGGTGGCTTCGTGACGGACGGCGGCGCCCGGCCCGTCAGCAACTCCACCTACGTGCAGAACCAGTTCACGATCCGCAACATGCAGAGCGTGGGCGCGGTCACCGGCTACTCCCAGGCCGTGACCAAGCAGCTCATCGGCGACCTGCGGCAGCAGGAAATCGAAGGCGGCGTCCAGGGCCTGTACTGGGACATCGAGACCGCCCTCCTGTGGGGCAACTCCGCCTCCACCGCTCTCGGCGGCTACCCGCAGTTCGACGGCCTCGACACCCTCGCGAGCACGTTCTCCGGCACCAACCAGAACGCCATCGACGCCGCTGGCGGCACCTTCAGCCTCGGCTGGCTGGACAAGCTGATCGACATGGTCGAGCAGCAGGCCGCGATGGCCATCGCCGACGCCTCGTGGATGCTGGTCATGTCGCCGACCGCGGCGTCGAAGGTGCAGCAGCTGGTGACCCAGCAGCAGCGGTTCATGGACAAGATCGAGGTCGCGGCCGGTCTGAACGTCATCTCCTACCGCGACATCCCGATCATCAAGAGCTCGTTCCTGTCCGCCCGTTCGTTCAGCATGGGCACCGTCACCACGGCGACCAGCACCTCGAGCGGTAGCCTCGCGGCGGCCACCTACTACTACAAGGTGGTCCCGGTCATCGCCCGCCAGGGCGAGGTGCTCCCGTCGGCGGAGGTCTCCCAGACCACCACCGGCTCCACCAGCACCGTGACGCTGTCTTTCTCGACGCCGACCGGCCTCGACGGCGCCCAGCCGAACCTGTACAAGGTCTACCGCGGCACCAGCACCGGTGCGGAGTCGCTCCTCGGCTACGTCGACGCGACCGTCGGGATCGGCACGGACGGCGTGACGCCGATCCTCACCACGAGCATCCTCGACGACGGCGTCACCCTGACCCCGAAGAACGGCAGCACCGTCCCCGCGCAGGTCCCGGCCGCGTACGTCGGCACCAACGCGGCCATGCTGCCGCAGGCCTCAGGCTCGGAGAACGTCTACCTGATGGCCCGCGACCCCAACTTCGTGGTCCGTCCGTACGTTCGCGAGCTGGAGCCCTTGGACGTGTACCCGACCACGGCGTCCCCGGACTCGCTGCCGTTCGCCATCGCGTCCGACACGTGCCTGGCTGTTCGGGCGCCGAAGTACCTCGGCCGCCTCAACCGCCTCAGCACGACCCTGTCCAGCTGACCCAGCCTCCGGCGGTGCGCGGCGCCCATCCGCGCACCGCCGGACCCTCACACCGAAGGGAGCGCGCTCATGCCGCGCATCCGCAAGGAGCGGGCCGGAAGCGACTCGTTCGGCAACCACTGGCCCAAGGACGGCTCTGTCGTCGAGGTCGAGCCGGAGCAGGTCGGGCCGCTGCTCGCCATCGTCGACGGCGGCTTCAGCGAGGTCACGCCGACCGGCGAGGAGCCGGAAGACGACGGCGAGCCGGAGTTTTCCGAGGTCGACCCTGAGGCGCCCGACAGCGAGCCGGGTTCGAAGGCTCCGGCGAAGAAGACCACGGCCCGTAAGACGGCCACCCGCAAGCCGGTCGAGGAGTAGCCGATGGCCGCGGACTCCCCGGTCCCCCTCGCCACCAGTGCGGACATGCAGGGCGGGCAGTTCGCGGACCTGGTGCGCGACTACGGCGCGGACGCACTGGACCAGCTGATGGTCGACGCCACCCGCGTCTGCGAGGGCATCGCCGGCCGACGCCTGGCCCCGTTCACCGGTGTCCCGGAGACGCATCGGGCGACCGGTATCGACCCGGACGAGTACACCGATGCGACATCGCTACCCATGGATGTCCTCGGGTCCCTGGGGCGTTCGTACGCCAACGCTCTCGGCGCAGGGGACCAGGTCCGGCACACCTGGTTGAACGAGTTCGCCCCGCAGTATCCGGAGATGTGGACGTACGCGAACCTGCAGGTGACGATCCTCCGGTCGTACGGCGGGGCGCAGACGGTGAACACGGCAAGCCTGATCGGCGCCGAACCCGACAGCGGCCATATCTGGTTCACCCTGGGTACGTTCCTGCCGCTTGGGTCGCTGATCCGCGTTACGTACGACGGCGGTTACACCACCGTGCCTGCCGACCTGGCGCGCGCCTGCAAGCTCCAGGCTGCTGTGCTGGCGCTCGGCGAGATCGACCCGGCCGGAGCGACGTTTGGCCACGACCCGGGCGCCTTGAGCGCGCAGGCCGAGAAGATCCTGTGCCGCTACCAGCCCACCTGACACATGCGGGGGTGGACCGGTGAGCACAGCAGACGCCGTAAAGCGCGAGGCGGAGTGGCTGCGGGCCTACAGCGCCGCCGACGGCCTCCCCGCGCTCCTGAAGGGCGTCGGTGGACCGTTTGATGTGGTGCAGGCGTATGTGCCGCGTACGGGGGCGCAGCGTCAGTCTCGCCTGTACGTGACCCGGTCGCAGTTGCGGGTGGAGCGGTTCGGCTTCAACCGCAAGATCAACCACCACACTTTCACCCTCAGGCTGTACTGGCCGCAGTCCTCCCCATCCGGTCAGGCCGAGTCCGTGCAGCAGGACTTCGACGACGCTATCGACCTCGTCGTGCAGCGGATCTCCGGCCTCTTCGGGGACAAGACCCACGGCGCCCGGTTCTTGTCCGTCGCGGAGGACCCCGCGGACATCGACGTCCAGTTCACCGACCCCGAAGCGTCGGTCCAGGCCAAGGCCGAGCTCGTCGCGACGATCACCTACCAGGCGGACGACCAGGACTACACGTCCTAACCCGCTGCCTTCACGCCCTCGCACGGCCCCCTCGGGGCCTCTTCGTCATGCCCACCAACTGCGGGAGCCCACTGTGCGCCAGCGCAACGACACCGGCTCGGCCTGGACGTTCATGGGCGATCCGCCCGTCCGGGTCCTGCCCGGCGAGGAACACGACCACGACGTCCTCCTCGACGGCTGGACCGCCGTCGACGACAAGCCCGAGCCGGCGGCCGACGAGCCGGCACCCAAGACCAGTAGGAAGCGCGCCGCCGCGGCGGACACCGAGAGGGACGGAGGTGAGCCGCGGTGACGCTGCTCGGAAAACTCGCATGGGTGGGCATGGCGAAGGAGAGCACGCAGGGCACGTGGGTGACGCCCTCGTACTACCTGCCGTGCACCAAACTGGACTTCGAGATCAACTATGACCAGTTGAAGGACGAGTCGTACCGCAACAACGACAGCGCGTTGCAGGGCCTGTACCAGGGCGCCGGGGACTCCTCGGTCGATCTGGAGTACAGCGCGTACCCGGATGCGATCGGGTACGCGCTGCGGATCATCGGCCCGGACACCGTGAGCGCGGGCGTTTCGACGACGCTGTCCTCCTCGACGGTCGCCGGGGCGACGTCGATCAGCGTGGCCGCGAGCATCGCGGCGAACTCCACGATCATGATCGACACCGGGTCGAAGGTCGAGTACGCGGTCACCGGCACCCCGACTGGGGCGGGCCCGTACACGATCCCGATCACGAGCCCGGCCGCTGGGCTGACGTTCGCGCACACCAGCGCGGTCGCCGTCGTGAGCCAGACGACGCACACGTTCAAGCAGTCCGCGACCGTCGCGAAGCCCACGTACAGCCTCACCCAGTCCAACGTTTTCGAGGCGTGGGGCTACGCCGGGCAGATGCTGTCCGACGTCACGCTGAAGGTCGACCCGAAGGGCATCTGCACCGTCGGCGCGAAGTACATGGGGTGGATCCCGCAGGTGCAGGCCGGACCGTTCACGCCGTCGTTCTCGGAGCCGCCGCCGCTGCTGGGCTGGCAGTTCGCGATGACCAACGCCGGCGCCTCGTCCACTCGGGGCCTGTCGTACGACATCGCGTTGAAGCGGCCCGTAGAGGCCATCCACGCGTCCAACGGGACGCAACAGCCGCGCGAGGTGTTCTCCGGCGTCCTGGACGCGGACATCACGTACAAGGCGATCTACGAGAACGACACCGACTACAACCTGTACTTGCAAGCGCTGCAGGGCAACCCGACGTCGATGACGCTGACGCAGCCGGTCGGTGCGGGTGTCGACGCGGGCGGCGCGTCGCTGACGATCACGACGACTCAGGGCGGCTGGTCGAAGGGCAAGGTCGACGCGTCCGGCACGTACGTGACCGCAGATTTTGACGTCAACGGCATCTACAACGCCACCGACTCGGGCTCCGTCCAGGCCGTGCTGAAGAACTTCGTCTCAGCCGCCTACTGAGCCTGACCTGCACGTTCCCTTTCAACTCCCCGGCCGTGCCCGTGCGTGAGGGCGTCGCGGCGCGGCCGGGGTCTCACGCCCTCAACGCCCTCATCTGCAAGGAGAAGCCCATGTCCGGCTACAACAACCCGTACGTCTTGCTCGAATTTCCGAACCTCGGCGACGATGTGTCGGTCCTGATCCGGAACCCGCAGCTGATGCCGCCCGCCCAACTGCAGCCGCGCGACGTCGCGGTGGACGAGAACGGCCAGCCTGTCGACCAGGAGGCCGCGCGGCAGGCCAGCTACGAGGTGATGGAGCGGCTGATCGTCGCCTGGAAGGTGTACGAAGCCTTCGAGGGCGAGATCGAGGTTGCCGAGGACGCCGACCCGACGGAGCTGTTTCAGCAGCTCACGGTGGGCGAGCCGAAGCGCCTCGGGAAGATCAACACCGACAGTATCGGTCGCCTGCCGCTGGCGATCCTCAACCGGATCGGTGAGGAGGTCGGCCGCGTCGCGGACCCTCAGTAGGCCCCGGCAGCCCGTACTACGAGGACGTCCTGCTGCCCGTCGAGTCCATCATCGAGGGCACCTGGGGCAGCAGCGAGCCCGCGCCCACGGAGTGGATCGACTTCGCCCTCATGCGGCGCATGCACTGGTCCTGGGAGCAGCTCCAGCAGACGCCCCTGTACGTGCGCCGGTACTGCCTCGACTTCCTCGGAATGATCGCCGAACACGAGGAACGGGAAACGGAGCGAGAGCGGCGGAGAGCGGACCGGCAGTCCCGGGGGTGAGCGGTGCCTGAGCTGCGACCCGGGATGTTCGGCCGGCTC